GGACGGGACGGAGCGCACCGTCCCCGTGCGTGATCAGACGTTCCACGTCGTCGCCGAACTGCCGGGCATCGTGCTGCTGGACCTCGGTGTCGCCGCCGACCCGGCCGCCACTCCGGCCGAGCAGTTGAGGGCCGTGCGCGAGTTCCTCAACGCCGCCATCACCCCCGAGGACCAGCCCGCCTTCGAGCGCCTGCTCCGCACCGCGGCTCCGATCATCAAGATCGATGAGTTGAACAAGATCGTTGAGGGTCTGATCGAGATGGTGGGCGGCCGCCCTACCGAGTAGTCCTCGGCCTCGCGCTGTGGACGCTGGCTAACGCGCATGAAGTGGACGGGAAGTTCGTCCACAGCGGGCGCAGGCTTGCTCAAGTATCCGTCCTCGAACTGCTGAACTTCGTCTACGCGGACCTGCTGTCGTGGGCCGATCAGGATGGACGCAAGAAGGTCAACGCCGCCCTTGAGGGTAAGATCGGCTCTGGTGGTGGAGTCGTCATCGATGATCCGTCCTTGCCCGCCTCGATGCAGGGCATGGAGGCGCCGTCATGGTGGGACGACGACGAGGACCCCTTCGCCGACCAGCACACACTGAACAACGTGGTCACGCGGTAAACGGGGTCCCAGGGGTACTACTCTGGGAAGGGATTCTCGTTTTCGTGATGGGGCGCCATGCCTGAGGTCGTCGGTTCTGCAACTATTCGGATCATCCCCGACACGTCGGGGTTCGCGGCGACCCTGCAGGGCCAACTGCGTGGCCTTGGCGGCCAGGCTGGCGCCGCCACGGGAAACCTCGGTGGACTCAACGCGCAACTGACCACCCTGGGCGACAACCTCACCCGAGCCGGAACGCGCATGACCCAGACGGGTCTTGCGATGACCTACGGCGTCACCCGACCCCTGATCCGCATGGCTCAGGCGTCGATCGGCGCTGCGGCTGACTTCGATGAGGCTGTTCGCACGGTCGCCGCCGTCTCTGAGATCGACCTCAACACGGTCGAGGGCGTCAAGTTCTACGAGGACCTGTCGGACGCCGCTCGCGAGTTCGGGCGACAGGGCAAGTTCTCGGCCATCGAGGTCGCTCAGGGCTTCACCGACCTGGCCCGCGCCGGTCTTGATGTCCAGGCCATCATCGCCACGATGCCCGCGGTCATCAACGTGGCTACGGCTGAGAGCATCTCTCTCGCCGACGCTTCGGATCGACTCATCCAGGTGTTCACCGGCTTCGGTGGAACGCTGGGTGAGGGAGGCGAGTCGATCTTCGGCGGCATGAAGTCCGACATGGGCGGCCTGGCTGGCGAGTTCGAGCGTCTCACCGACGTGATCGCCAAGACCTCGGCCCTCACCACCACCGACATCACGGGCCTCACCGACGCCTTCCGTTACGCCGGTCCCGTCGCCTCTCAGGCTGGCCTCTCCTTCGAGGAGACCGCGGCCGCCCTCGGCCTGTTGGCTCAGTCGGGCTTCGACGCCACCGTGGGCGGCACGGCCCTTCGAGGCATCATCACCCGCCTGGCTATCCCGACGCAGCGGAGCGAGGAAATCTTCACCAAGTTCGGCCTCTCGGTGGAGGAGGCATTCGCTCAGGCTGACGACGTGAGTCTTGAGGACACGCGTCGCGAACTTCTCTCTCTGGTGGATGCCGGACAGATCACGACTCAGCAGATGAACGAGGCGCTGTCCGCCACCGGGTCGTCGGTGGAGGACTTGAAGGACACCTACGGTCGCCTCGACCTGCAAATCTTCGACTCCACCGGCAACATGATCCCCCTCGCCGACGTGATCGAGGAGTTGCGCGTCAAGGGCGCCCGTACCGGCGACATCATGAAGTTGTTCGGCCAGCGCGCTGGTCCCGGCCTCTTGGGCCTCATGGGTCAGACCCCCGCCAAGTTGCGCGAGTTCACCGCCGAGTTGGAGTTGGCTGGCGGTTCAGCCCAGAGGATGGCCGACACGATCGGCGAGAGCGCCACCATTCAGTTCTTGATGCTCAAGAACGCCCTCATCGACCTCGCCATCTCCATCGGTGAGTCCGGCGTCCTCGACTTCTTCACCGACATGGCATCCAAGATCGCCGATTGGGTGAAGAAGATGTCGGACACCAACCCCGAAATCTTCAAGTTCGTGTTCGTTCTCGGAGCACTCCTCGCGGCCATGGGGCCGGTGAGTCTGATCATGGGCATCATGACCAAGACCCTGGGTGGTCTGGTCAAGTCCTTCCGAGCACTGCTGTTCATCTCCGAGTTCCACCCGGTCCTCCTGACCATCGCAGCCGCCGTGGCTGCAGCGGTCGGCTTCTTCGTGCTGCTCTACCGATCGTCGGAGGATCTGCGCGAGGCGATCAGTTCACTCGTGGAGGCTTTCGGCGACGCCCTCGGTCCCGTCTTGGAGCGAGTGAAGGGCTGGTTCGCCGACACCAAGGGCAACGCCAACTCCTTGTTCAAGGAGATCGGCGACAACCTGGCCCCGATCATCCAGACTCTCGCCGACAGGATCAACGACTTCGTGCAGAGCGGTCGGCTTGACGAGATCCTCGACGCGATTGGCACGGCCGCGGAGAGGGCATTCGGCCTGATCCAGCAGTATGGCGTTCCGGCGATGGAGGGACTCGCCCGAGTTGGGGCGGACCTATTCGCCCTCCTCCGCGACGTTGGCGTTCCGATCCTGCAGGGTCTCTACGAGACCGCCAAGACTCTTGCCCCGATCGTCGGAACGATCCTCTACGCGGCGTTCAAGGTGGCATGGGAAGCAGCGGATCTGTTCCTCGATGTGATCGAGTTGCTGCTCCCCGCGCTGATCCCCTTGGCGGACTTCATCAGCGACAACATGATCCCCGTGTTGTATGGCCTGGGGGCCGCCTTCCTGTACGTCAAGGGAGCGGCGGCCATTGGGGTGGCCATCGACAAGGCCGCTATCGCCCTGTTCAATGCTGCCGCTGGCGTCGATGCCATGATCGCAGCATGGACCGTCATGTCTACCGCCTTCACCACCGCTGGTGGTGGGTTTGCTGGCGTGGCCGCCGCCATCGGAACCAGCGTTGCGGCCACCGCCGCGGTCATCGCCATCGCTGTCATCGCCGTCGGCGTTCTCATCAAGACGGTCTACGAGCGATCCGAGGAGTTCCGCCAGGCCGTGCAGGGGGCTTGGCAGAACATCCAAGAAATCTTCTCGGGCGTGGCGGACACGCTGAGGGGCCTTTGGAACATCATCGCTGGCATCTTCCACCTCGACGGCGATCAGATCGTTGGCGGACTGCAGCAGGTGTTCGATGGTCTGGTCACCGGAATCCTCGGCGGCGTCTCTGGCCTGACGGCCGAGGTCAGTCGGATGCTGGGCGCCTTCGTGGACACCATCCTCGAAGCCTTCGGCAACATCCCGATCATCGGGCCGGTCTTTGACCTCCTGCGGGGCATCGTCAACGGATTGACGGGAGCGCTCGGCGGTCTGTTCGACATCCTCAAGGGCATCTTCTCTCTCGACCTGGACATGATCTCCGAGGGTTGGGGGCGCGTCACCGAAGCCTTCGGCGCCGCATGGGAGATGATCGAGAACTCCCTCGGCGACATCGGCAGCGGCATCCGCGACTTCGTAACCAGCGTGCCCGAGATGCTTTCCACCCTTGGGAGCGCCATCTGGGGAGCGCTGCAGCAGATCCCCGGCCTGCTCGGTGACCTGGGAGCCTTCCTCGGGCCGATCCTGGCGGACGCGTTCGGCGCCGCTTGGGGATGGCTGTCCAACGCCGCTGGCGCTGTCGGCGACGCCATCTGGAACTTCATCACCTCGACGCTCCCCACCGCACTCGGCGACGCTCTGAACTTCGTGTTCGGCCAGGTGCTCCCTTCGATCGGAGACTTCTTCTCCAACCTGGGCGATCAGTTGCCCGACATCGGAGAGACGCTGCGCGGCTGGATCGTCGCTGGGTTCGACTTCCTGCGCGATCTCCCCAGCATCATCTGGGATGCCATCACGGGTGGCGGGGGAGCGGCCGCGTCGGGGGCGGGCAACGCCATCGGCGAAGCCGTCGCTCCGGGGCCGGAGGACGAGCAGTCCCTCATCCAGAAGATCGGCGAGTTCCTGCTCAACGCGATCAGCGGAGCCATCGAGTGGCTCGTTGGCAACTTGGCCTCCATCGGCGGAGCGTTGCTGGGAGGACTCAACACGCTGTTCACCGAGTGGCTGCCCCAGGCGGGCGTCGCCATCTTCAACGCCGTCTTGGAGTACGGACCCACCATCATCGAGGGCCTGCTCAACATGATCGTGGGCTTGGGTCAGTTCATCGGGACCCTGGCTGTCGAGATGGGCAAGTTGCTGTGGACGGTCATCACTGAGTCCGTCAGCCTGATCGGTGACCTTGTTGGCCCTGTCGGTGGGTGGCTGATCGATCGGTTCGTGGACATCTTCCGGTTCGTGTTCGACACGCTGCCATCGAAGGTGACCGAGTTCCTCGATCGCCTCCCCGACCTCATCTCGTCCATCTTCTCCTCCATCGCGGATGCGATCTCCAACTCCCCGGAGTTCATCGGCAGCATCGCTATCAGCCTGGCCGAGATGATCGGCGGTGCGTTCGGCCGCATTGGTGAGTTCCTCAGCGAGTGGGTGCCTCGCATCGGGACCGCGCTGCTCGATGCCCTTGGGTCCGCCTTTGATTGGCTCAAGGAGAACGGTCCGGGGATGTTGCTCAACGCCCTCAAGTGGATCGGTATTGGCATCGTCGCCGCCTTGGTGGGCATCCCCTACCTGATCATCACTGAGGTCATCCCCCGCATCGTCAGCGCCATCGGCGAGTTCATCCCGCGCGCCATCGAGTGGCTGACGACCAACGGCCCCCTGATCTTCAATTGGTTCGCCGAGTTGCCTGGCAAGATCCTGTCCTTCATGGGGGACGCCGCCGGTCTCCTCGTGGGAGCGTTCGTGGAGTTCGGCCCCCGCGTCATCGACTTCTTCACCGGCCTTCCCGGCACCATCATGAATGCCGTGTGGGCGGTCGGTGAGGCCATCGTCGGGTTCATCATCGACGCCGCCAACGGCAAGTTCGGCGGCCTGCTCGACTTGTTCCTCAGCCTCCCCGTTCAGTTGGTCAATATCGTTGGATCGATCGCCAGCGGGCTGTGGGAGGTTGGCGGGGCGATCCTTGGGCTGATCCTGCAGGGGTTGAGTATCGCTGTCCCCGCCATCTGGGACTTCATGAAGTCACTCCCTGGCATGATGTGGGACGCCTTCCTCGCGACCGCTGAAACCCTGCTGGCAGGGTTCTTCGGTGTTGCCCGCCTCGTGATCCTCACCTTCGTTGACGGGTTCATCGCTTCTGCGAAGTTCATTATGGACTTGCCCGGCATGATCTGGGGTTGGTTGCAGGATCTCGGTCCCAAGTTGTGGGATGCCTTCCAGGCGGCCGTTCGGTTCGTGGCTGGCCTCTACGCGACCCTGTGGGGCTGGCTGTGGGACTTCTTCACCGGCCTCCCTGGAACCATCTGGAATCTGCTGACCGGACTCGGCGAGTTCATCTGGACCGCCTTCCAGACGGCGGTCAACTTCATCGCCGAGGCGTGGCCCACCGTGTGGGAGTGGTTGTGGACCTTCTTCACTGAGATGCCCGGCAAGATTGTCGAACTCCTGGCGGGCATTGGGGAGTTCATCTGGGAGGCAGTCAAGACCTCGTGGGAGTGGCTGCGGGACCAGATTCACGACATCTTCTGGGCCGTCGTGGGCTTCGCCGAGGAGTTGCCTGGTCAGATTGTCGGGTTCCTCAGCACCGCTGGCGAGTTCATCTGGAACGCAATCCAGACTTCGTGGGGCTGGTTGAAGGATCAGTTCTTGAACCTCGTTGATGGTGTGGTGACCTTCTTCCAAGAGTTGCCCGGCCGCGTGGTGTCCTTCTTGGCCACCGCTGGCGAGACGATCTGGAACGGGATCTCTGCCACCTTCGATTGGTTGAAGGCCCGCTTCTCCGACATCGTGGATGGGGTCTGGACCTTCTTCTCAGAACTCCCCGGCCGCATCGCCTCCACCCTCACGACTGCAGGCGAGACGATCTGGAACGTCGTCTCCACGACCTTCAACTGGTTGAAGGACCAGATCACCGGGGTGTTCCAGGGAGTCATCGACTTCATCGTGGGCATCCCCGAAGCCATCGGGGGCGTGGCCCGAGGCATCGCCGACGTGTTCCGCGGCCCGATCAATTGGGTCCTTGAGCACGTCTGGGACCCCTTCGCTGGAATCGTCAACGAGGTCGCCAGCAAGTTCGGCCTCGGCAACCCGATGCCCACCGGGGTGAGGATCGGCTCGGTGCCGGAGTTCCACACGGGCGGCATCGTCGGTGAGGCTGCTTCACGCACCCACCGCATCGGCGACTCGGTGATGAGCAACGAGCAGTTGGCTCTCCTGCAGCGGGGGGAAGCCGTCATCCCCGCCGAGGTCGTTGCCAACCTGTCGCCCAAGCAGATGGACTCGCTCAGGCGCGGTGACTACACGCAGGTGTTCGGTGACAACCAATACAACATCGGCGGGTTCTCGGTTCCTAACCCGTTCGAGGCTGGCAAGGAGTTCGTGGGGGATGCCATTGCCAAGGGACGCGAGGTCATCGGAGGTGTCGCTGCCTCCATCTTGGAGACGGGCTACAACAACACGATCAAGCCACTGCTCGACACCTTCCGCGGCATGTTCCCTGGCAACTTCGTGGTCGATATGGTCGCCGGGACCATCGAGGGGTTCAAGGACGACCTGCTCCAATGGATTCGAGGCGGCGAGGATTCGTTCGCCGATCACATGGCCCAGCAGATCGCCAACGCTGGGGTCCCCGCCGGGGTGCTCCCCGAGGGCTTCGACATCGCCGGGTGGAAGCAGACGTTCGCCGAGAACAAGGGGCCGGGGTCGTACCCGTACCTGATCCAGTACCTCAACGCTGCTGGCATCCCGAACCTGATCAACTCGACCTACCGGCCTGGTGGGTCCTCCTATCACGCCTCGTCACGGGCCGTGGACTTCGGGGCGCCCAACGATTCCAACTACGACTCCCCCGGTCTGCTCAAGATCAACCAGGCGTTCTGGCCGTTCCTCGATGGGACGCTGCAGGAGTTGATCTACTCCGGTCCCGGCGGGCGCAGCGACAAGCCCTATGGCTCTCGGGTCGAGGCCCAGCACCACAACCACGTTCACGCGGCGCTCGCCAAGGGCGGCATCATCAACGACGCGATCGTGGCGCTGCTCGGGGAGAGCGGCTCAGAAGTCGTGCTCCCGCTCACCAATCCGATCCGAGCGCTGCAGTTGGCTCGCTCGTCTGGACTGTTCGCCATTCTCGCTCAGGCGGCCTCCCAGAACCCGACGGGCGCTGGCGTGCAGACCAACGTCCCGACCACCACCTCCCCCGCTCCCGGCGAGGCAGGCTTCCTCGGCGGCGGACCAGGCAATACCTACCACATCCATGGCGTTACGATGGAACAGGTCAGGGCCGAAATCCGTGCCCGAGATGAGGCAGCCATGCGGGGACGCATCTGATGTACGGCGGCTACGCGTACTTCAACTCAACCGAGGTCTGGAACAACCAGCGCGTCGTCGCGTACTTGAAGGGCGACCCTGCTGCGGGCATCCCTGGGTTGGCCCTCCCCAGCACCGTCGTCAGCGCTGACTGCGGTTGTGACGCCATCTGCCTCTACTGCGACCAGGGAGCCGGAGAGGATGGCGCCTTCACGTCGCCGCGACTCGATGACGCCCCGTGGTTCGACTCTGGCGTGCCGGACTCCGAGGACTTCGCCGGGCTGTTCGTCACCGAGTTGACGGGCTTTGACTCTACGATTCGTCGCGACTTCTCAGAGGGTGCCATCTCGGGCGGCTCTCTTGGCCCCATGCGTCTCGGCGGTCGTTGCATGACCGTCACGGGCTGGCTGATGGCCAAGACCTGCTGCGGGGCGGAGTACGGACTGCGCTGGCTGCAGGAAGCACTCATGGGCAACAATTTCTGTGAGGACTGCGCCTACGGCGACCTCTACATGATCAAGTGCTGCCCCCCCGAGGGGGACAGTTGCTACACCAACGAGGTGGGAGTCACCGACACGGTTCCTGATCTCAACGTCTGGTTCACCGTCACCGACAACGCGGACGGTACCTACACCTTCGAGATCGATGACTCGAACCAGGCGAACTTGATCTCCGATCCAGCCGGGGTGCCCAACAACACGGACGGTCCCATCCCCTCGTGTTATGGGGCTGGCAACTCGTTCCGCTTCGTCGTCGCCGATGATCTCGGAGCCATCTTCACTTTCCTTGTCCCCCAAGAAGCCATCACTCTCGACTTCACGGCACCTTCGGGCAGCGGCGCCAGCCTCACCTTCATGGTGGACACCAATGTCGAGGGGTCGTGTGACGACGTTGCTCGGGACATTCTGAACTTCACCGAGCAGGTCACCGAGTACCTCGCCGTCTACCCCTCCGCCACCTTGGTCGTGATGACCTCACCCACTCAGGTTCGCTGCTTCGAGACGCTCTCGGGTTACAACCCCGAGGACTACGTTCGCCTGATGCACCGCGTCGGGATCACCGACGGCCCCAAGGTGATCGAGCGCAGGGGGACGTGCTGCTCGAACGACTGCGGCTGCGTGAACATCAAGGTGCAGTTCACTCTGTGCTCTGAGTTCCCCTACATCTTCTCCGACATCGACTGGTGCATTCAGGACCAGACGTTCGATCTCGACAACTGCTACTGCCTCGACCTCCGCAAGTTGTGCAACTCCTGCTCGACCGAGGACGCCACCAAGTTCGTTGAGGTCGAGACGACGCGCCCGACGTGCCCAATCGACGTTCTCCACGACGGCGCCTGGTGCCCGGTCGGGTGGGATGTCGCCGAGGATGGATGCCCGCCGATCGATTGCTCCCTCGACATCAACGAGGTGGTGGAGTACGACCCCGACGAGAACACCGACTGCACGGGTAGTGCCACTGACGACAACCCCTGCATCATCGGCCTCTATGACGACAAGACGTGGATTCCCCTCAACTTCGAGTTGAGCGACGGGTTCCCTCCGAAGTTCTGTGATCTGGTCGTTCTGTTCGGCGGGACCTGCGGGGAGTGCCCCGAGACACAGGATGAGATCGTTGAGTTCACGGTCGATGCGACCGGCGGCCAATGGGCCATCTTCGTGGACGCGAACGGGTCGGTCCAGAACGTCAACGTGAACGCCACGGCGTCAGCCGCCACCCTGCAGGGCGCCATCGAGGGACTCTCCAACATCGACCCTGGGGATGTCTTGGTCACGGGCGGCCCTGGCGATGACGGCGGTACGACCCCCTACACCGTCACCTTCTTCACGGGGGTGTTGGGCGAACCGGCGAGCGCTGCTGGTTTCGACGTTTCGCTTTCGGGAGGAGCGTCCTCGGTCAGTACCAACGTGACCCAGGAGGGTTGCGTCTCCGACAACAACAACTGCTTGATCCGCGTGATCTACGACGAGGGGACCGGATCGACCACCTGGGAGCCGATCCGTTGGAGCGGCGACCTCCCGGCGTTCCCTGAGTGCGACTGCGTTGAGATCGCCGAAATCTGCGTGATCGCTGACGAGGGGTCGTGCCCGGCCGATCCGACGCAGTGCCCCATCAATATCGTCTGCGACACGGACTACTTGCCCGCCAGGTGCACCACGCGTCAGTCGTGGGCGGCCTTCTTCTACCGCTACAACGGGTCGCCGCCTTTCGTGCCTCCCGCCACGCCGTCGTTCCCCGATCTGCTCACCTCCAACCAGTTCTACTTGGAGATCGAGTGGGCCTTTTCAGTGGGGCTGCTCAACGGCTACCCCGACGGGACCTTCCGCCCCGAGACCCCTGTCTCCCGCCAGGTCGCCGCCACCACCTACTACCGCGACGCCGGAAGTCCCGCCTTCGTGCCTCCCGCCACGCCGTCGTTCTCCGATGTCGGAACGGGAGATGGCTTCTACTTGGAGATCGAGTGGAGCCACTCTGAGGGCATCTTCCTTGGGTACCCCGACGGGACCTTCCGCCCCACCGACTGCCTGACTCGTCGGGCTGCGGCCATCACCTTCTACCGCTACGCGAACGAGTACCCGACCTTCGTCGATGTCCCATCGACATACCCCTTCTTCACCGAGATCGAGTGGTCCCACGACCAGGGGATCTTCTTTGGGTACGCGGATAGCACGTTCCAGCCCACTAACGACTTGTTGCGCCGCACGGCCGCCCTCACCTTCTACCGCGAGGCCGGGTCGCCCCCGTTCATCCCGCCGGGCGTGCCGACCTTCCTCGACGTGCCCCTCACTGATGCTCAGTACCTTGAGATCGAATGGGTCAACTCCGTCGGCATCATGACCGGGGTCCCCGGTCCCAATTTCCTTCCTGACACCGACCTCAGCCGCCAGGCAGCGGCCGTAGCGTTCTACAACCAGAACGGCGCCCCCCCCTTCGTGCCCCCAGCCGTCCAAACCTTCACGGATGTCTCCCCGATCCACCCCTTTTACCTGCAGATCGAGTGGTGTGCCGCCAACGGAATCGTGTTCGGGTTTGGCGACGGCACCTTCCGACCGACCGATCCCACCTCGCGCCAGGCCATGGCCTCCTTCTTCTACCGCAACGCCGGAAGCCCGCCGTTCGTGGTGCCGATCTTCGTCCCGTCGCTGCCCCCCTTCTTCGCTGACGTGCCGGAGTCCGACACCAACTACCTGCAGATCCAGTGGATGCACGACAACGGGATCTCCTTCGGGTTCCCCAACAGCCGCAGTTGGGAGCCGATCGGTTGGGACTACGACCCAGAGGGTGTTTTCCCGCCAGAGAACTGCACGCTCTACATCGCCACGGTCAACGGTGCCGAGCAAGACCTCAGCCCGATCAAGCAGTTGGTTGAGGTCCCCTACGACGAGTTCGTCCCCGACTGTGGGCCGTTCCCGGTCCAGCCTCCTCCCCCCACGCTGTTCACCGCGGGGGAGTGCTTCTGTGAGCCGTGGGAGCAGGCACGGGTGTGCTGCACCTTCACCAACCCGGCGGATTGGAACGAGGCCACGACCTACGTCGAGGTCCAGACCGGCTCCGAGGAGATGCGGAACCTCAAGATCGAGGCGTACCGCAACCCCTTCGGCGAGAAGGTCCCGTGCCCGTGCGATCCGGCCGACGACTTCTGGGACTGCCGCGACCCATGCGCCACGATCCTGGTGCCTCAGTTGCCCAAGAACTCCAAGTTGATCATTGACTCGCGGCAGCGCATCGCTCAGTTGGTTCTGTCCAGCGGGCGTACCGTCAACGCGCTTCGGTACATCTTCTCCGGTGACGGCAAGCCCTTCGGGTGGTTCGACATCGGTCAGTGCTCCACGTTCTGCATCGTGGCTCAGGCGGACTGCAGGAACACGGCCGCAGATGCTATGGTGAGCGTTGGAGCGGTCGGCAGGTACGTCGCTTCCGGGTGGTAGGGGTTGCTATGTCGCTCTTGTTCGTTGATTCATTCGATCACTACCTCGGTACCAATCCGCCAGAGTTCGCCAGCAAGTGGGACTCGGTGTCGTTCGGTACCGGGTTGACCGTTGGCCCGACCGCCGCCAAGGATGGCCCCAACGGCCTCTCCATGGGGCATCTGGCAAGGTTCTCGAAGAACACCTTCGGCGTCTCCGGGGTCGTGGTGGGCTTCCACAACAAGTTCGAGAACCTCGTCGGCACTGCTGGCGATCACCTGCTTCTCCATTTCAGGGAAGGAGCGCGCGTCCACCTCAGCGTCCACTTCGACCTCGCGCTGTCAGTGTTCGAGGTCCGTCGCGGGTCCACCGTGGTCGCCGTCGGGACGCTTGCGCTCGCCGACCGCACCGAGTGGCATCACCTTGAGTTCAGGTGTCGGATCGCCGACGTGGGTGGCGAGATCGTCATGAACGTCGATGGCGTCGAGCACCTTTCCTTCATGGGCGATACGCAGAACGGTGGCACCGCAGTCCTCGACAACGTGTTGTTCCAGAGTGCCGACCAATCGGTCTCCACCAAGTATCTCGACAACATCTACATCTGCAGCACCGACGGGGCCTCCAACAACGACTTCCTTGGCCCCTCGCGCGTTCTGGCGCGCCACCCCGACGCTGACGGGAACTACAGCGATTGGACCAACACCGCAAGCACTTCCGTCAATAACTACACCTATGTGGATGAGGTTGATCCTGACGGCGACACCTCCTTTGTCGAGGATGGGGTGGTGGGCACGAAGGACTCCTACGGGTTCCAGGCCCTCGCTCTCGATCCAGGCGAAACGGTTCTCGGATTGCAAGTGGTCCAATACTCCCGCAAGACCGACACGGACCCAATCGCTTCGCGCACCTTCCAGCGAATCGGTGGGGCTGACTACCCGAACCCGGACCACAATCTGGCCGAGCAGTACGCCTACTACGAGGACCCTCTGGACGTTTCCCCGGCGACGGGGGTCGCGTGGACCGAGGCAGAGGTTGACGCAGCCGAGTTCGGTATCGAAGTCAGGCCGTAAGCCATGGCCGACGCCCGCGTCTCTCAGGAGGCCCTTGAGGTGCTGGCTTCCGGCACGGAAGCCGACGCCCGCGTCTCCCAGGAGGCCGTCGAGGTCCTCGCTTCTGGCGTAGCGGCCGACGCTCGCGCCTCTCAGACGGTCATCGAGGTGTTGGCCGCCGAGGGCGATGTGCCCCCTGAGCCGGTCATCGAAGTCGAGTTCGAGGCTGGTGCCGACGCTGGGTGCAACGCCACCATCGAAATCTGCGTGACTGCTATCGGAGCGGCGGCCACCGTCGAGATCGTCAACCCCGAGACGGCCGAATCGACCATCCTGAACCTCGTAGCCGACGAGCAGCAGTGCATCGTGATGCAACTGCCTTGCGGGCAAGCGTGGGCCATCGAGGTGTACGAGGACCCCGAGGGACTTCGCACCCTGATCAACACGATCCAGGTGGACTGCGAATGCGAGTTGCTCTGCCCCGTGCCCCTCGACATCCAGGGATTCACTTCTTGTCGCCCCGGCGGCCTCCTTGGTGACGGCAACGACCTGAGGGTGATGCTCGTGTCGAAGGGGGCGAGGACGGTGATCGCCGAGTTGAAGCCCACTAGTGGTCAGTTCACTCGCGTCCTCGATGGCACCTCGGAGTTGACGATGGATGGCATCGTCACCGGGCGCGGCGGTGAACTCTGCTGTGAGGGGTGGGACGACATCCGAACATGGGCGACGGAGATCCTTGTCTACCGCGATGGTCGCGACGCCTGGTGTGGTCCGGTGACCGACGTGGCGTTCGAGTACGGCGCGATCAAGTTGGACGCCGACGACATCACCTCGTGGTGGGACCGCCGAGTGGTGCCCGACCTGACCTTCGTTGGCGATGACTTGACCGACATCCTCATCGGCTTGAACGCCGCCGCCATGGCGCCTGACCCGACCCCCAACATCCAACTCGTCACCAGCCCGACGGGGGTGGCTGGGACGCGTTCGTACACGAAGAACAACTACCAGTACGTCGCCGACGCCATCGATGAGTTGGCCAAGACCGGCATCGACTACACCGCCTACGGCCGCTACGTCCTTGTCGGCGGAGAGGAAGTAGACGCCCAGCCCTACGTCACGCTCCTCGATGAGCATTGGACCACCCCACCGAAGATCCGCCAGCGCGGCAACGACCAGGCCACCGTCGTGGTGGTCAAGGGCAAGGGGGTCCAGGCAACCGCCTACGCGGAAGCGGCCTACCTTGACTACTACGGGCACATCGTCAGGGTGTTCGATGAGCCGGACATCGAAGATGAGGCCACGGCAGCGTTGGCCGCCAAGACCCGCGTCGATCTGCTCAAGGATGCCTTCTTCATCGAGACTCCCAGCGGAGCGGGACTCAAGACGACTGCGCCGATCACCTTGGAGCAGTTGATCCCCGGCATGCGTCTGCGAGTTGACAGCCAGGCCACTTGTCGCCAGGTCGTGAACGATTTCCGCTTGCAGAAGGTCACGGTCAACTTCGATGGTACTGTCGCTATCGACCTACAGCCGCTCGGCAACACCGCCGGGGACGACTCTGGTAGCACAGTGGTGATCACCTAGGAGAGCAATGTCGTACCGCGCCAACGAGATCACCAGCCTCAATGCCCGCATCGCCGAACTTGATCGGCGCCTTCGTGCTGTCGAGCAACCAGGATGCTGCCCGCCCGACCCTGGGTGGATCATGGCAGAGGTCAGCGGAGGACTCCATTTCCTCTACGTCCCAACAGGTTCGCTGGGACCTGAGATCGGCACCAAGTAGTCGGGCTACACTAGAGAGTCAGGACCCGAGGAGGACCGCCGAATGGCGCGGTGTGGATGTGTCTCAGAATGCAACTGCGTCATCGTTGACGGTGACTGCACCGCCATCGTTGGCAACGGGAACCCCGGCGCGCCCTACCGAGTGAACCTCGACATCGATCCGGCGGCCAACAACCAGGCGGTCTGCGGCGACGACGGACTCCTGGTCGAGCCTCCCGCCGCTGGCGACTGCATCACCGTCGATGACTCGGTGGTCCCCGCCGAGATCAGCGTTGAGGTCGATCCGCTTGCCGACAACCGCCTCGCGTGCAACATCGACGGCCTCTATGTCCCGCCCTCAGAGATCGTGGTCGCCGACACGGACTGCATCGATCTCGACGGCATCGGCACGGCGGGCGACCCCGTTACGGCTACTCCGGTCGTCTCGGTTGATCCCTCGAACTTGCTTGAGTGTGTCGCTTCACCCGACCCCAACGTGGGACTCCGGGCACGGCTCTACACGGGCGATACCGACTGCGTGGAGTTGAACGGCGAGGGGACTGCCGGAGATCCGATGATCCCGAGCCTGATCGTCTCGGGCGACGTTGGCAACACCCTGCAGTGTCGCCCGAGCGGGGCTTTCGTTCCAGCCGTCGCCCAGGCGGCGGTGGACTACCGAGCCACCATCGTTCACAACGGCGTGTGTCCCACCGTCCTGCCCCCCGCGGCGATCAACACCCCTTCCTCCGCCCTCATCGACTACGACGCGGTGGAGGAGGCCATTGGCCTTCTTCCTCACCTCTGTGGAGCGACCGGGGCTTACGCCAACACCACGATCGAAGTTCCCGTTGGAGGGGCTGGCGTCTATCTCATCCAGGCAACGCACCCAGGATGGTCGCTGAACCCCATCTCGGCTGGTGACATGATCCTCCGGCTTCGCCTGTTTCGCGGCGACACCTCGGGACGCCCCGGCGATGGCATCGGGCAGAGTGCTGGCGTCAGGTACAGCACCTCCGCCGTCGCCTTCAACACCCCGTACCTGCACATCTCTCGCACCATCTTGCTCAACGACCTCGATGTGATCGGTGTTGAGTTCGTGGCTGAGGACTACAACGGGGCCTTCCCAGGAGCGACTCTCGACACCGGCCCGGTGTACGGTACGTTCGTTCCGTCCCCCTTCAATGGTGGCCTCCCCTTCTTCCAGGCCACGAGGATCGGCTTGCCATGAGCACCGCAGACGACGCCTACTACCAGCAGGACTGCGTTCGGGTCATGGCCGAGATCACCAAGCGGCTGGCTCAGGACATCAACATCAAGATCGAGCCACAGCAGGCTGCTCTCGATGGAGCGACGGCCATGCTGGCGGCTCTCGATGCTGGCGGGGGCACGGCCCCGGCCGACCTGCAGACCAAGACCGACGAGTACGTCCAGGCGGTCAGGGACGGCTACGTCGCTGCCAAGGCAACGGCGGATGCCAACCTCGCGCTTTCACCCGAGGTGCAGGATGCCCTGAACATCGACGCCGCCGCCCAGCAGCATCACTCCGATCTCGCCCAGGAGTGGATCGCTGCCATCGATGCTGCCTGGACGCCGGGAGGCCCCTGATGGCTACCGTTCCATGCGTTGAGGATTCGTGCTCCCTTGATCTTGAGATCACCGGAGACAACAAGTTGACGGGTGCTGTCATCTTGGACCCCGATGGCGGTCTGGTCTGCACCCCCAACGAAGGTGTTGGCATCAACCTTGGTGGGGCCGGGTGTGGCATCAGCGCGGTGATCAACGGCGCCAACCAACTCGACCTCGGCCTGGACTACGACACGGCCCGTGGCCTCGACTGCGACGGCAACGGCCTCTACGTCAAGTTGAACCCGTCGGCATGCAACGCCATCGGCCACACCGCCAGCGGCCTCTACGCCGCCGACCATCAGGCCGCCTACGTCTCTGCCAACTCTGGGTCACCGGCCCCTGGGGTCGTGGGGGCCAGCGATGCTGGGTTCAGCACGACGGTCGTGGACATCGATGCCTTCTTCGCTGCGTACCGAGGCACGGGGGGCTTCCCCGCCAACCAGACGCCGGGCATCGAGGTGCAGCAGCGGGCTACGGCCTCGTACACCAACACGACGTGTCGGAACATGATCTTCCGGCTGACCTACGCCAGCATCCCTGGCTACAGGCTTGGCAACGGCTGGGACATCTATCACGGCGTCTACCAGAACCGAAACTACCCGGCAGGCGGGTTCAGCCAAGAGGCCCCCTTCGTTGAATACAACCACACCCTGTCGCCGCTGGCGCCTGGGGCCGGGGTCGGGATTGGCGGCGACTTCCACCCTCGGGTCTACAGCGCGGGAGGCTTGCCCCTCGCTCCTGGTCAGACGGTGACGGCTCAGATCGCCGGAAGCCTGCAGGTTGCCAATGGACCTGGCGTTGTCCCTGTTGGCGGCAACACCGTGCAGTGGCGGTTCGGTTGCACGGTGACCATCGAAGCATGGACGGTGGATTGATGAGTACCGAGGTGATCAAGTGGTGGCAGGACGGCTCGGAGTTGGGCACCTTCCATTGCATTCATGATGACGATGGCAACCTGCAGTCGGAGTGCAACCCGGTGCCGAATGGGGCGACCGAGTTGACCGAGGCTGAGTTCGCCGACCTCCTGCGCGCCCAGCACGTCGGTGCCCGAGACGCCTGGGTCTCCGCTCAGGCGCTTGCTTCGGCTGAGATCGCTCAGATCGAGACGGATCGCCAAGCACAGGTTGACGATCTCGTCGCCTCAGGAGTCTCATCGTCCACGGCAGAAGCCATCGTCCCGGCTGTCCCCGCGTCCCCGTTCCAGGGTGATTACGAGGCGCCGCCCGGAGCGGCTGACGCTCTGCGAGCGAACTATCGGCTGAGCCAGGCGTCGATCGATCTCATCGTCGCGCCAATCGAGGGGCCATGACTTGTGTTGATCCTGGCCGATCATTCTCTCTGGCACACCTGGGGTGAAGCCACCATCTGGACGGCCGGTGTTCTCACCGCGCTCGGGGTGATCTCGCGCACCAGGCCCGCCAGGTGGCTCTGGGGTCAACTCGTCGGCAAGCCGGTCACCGAGTGGAGCGAGAAGGTCGTTGGTGGGGTAGTCGATGCCAAGGTGTCGCAGAACAATGGTGGCTCGTCGCTGCGCGACCGGGTTGACGCTCTCAACGACGGTCAAGAAGCGCTGACGGCCTCGGTCAGCGCCGACCGGCTTGACATCAAGCAAGCCTTGGAGAACATCCACTCCTGCCTCGACACCCGCTTCGCCGACACTCATCAGCGGATGGAGAAGTTGACGGAGTACGCCGAGGAGGTGTTGGTCGAAGCGATCGGGGCCAAGGAGCGCATCCGGCAGTTGTACCGAGCACTCGAAACTCCGGTGTTCGAGACGAACGCTCAGGGGTGGTGCACCTACATCAACCCGGCCTACTCGAAGGTGACGGGCCTCTCCGTCGAGGAGGCCCTGGGAGAAGGGTGGGCTGCCTCCCTGCACCCCAATGATCGTGACCGTGTGTTCAAGACTTGGGCCGTGGCCGTGGAGGAATCTGCTGAGTTCACGGCGATCTATCGGTTCCGAAACGTGGTGACCGGCAGGGAAGTTGAGGTGCGCGGTTCGGCCGCCCCCCTTCATGATGCCCACAGGAACGTCGTCGGTTGGGTGGGTACCATTGACCCCATCACCCCATCGGCTAGCCTTGGTGTGATCGAAACTGCAGGAGCAGTGGAGGACTCATGACTGACCCAAGTGCAAACCAACCCGCGGCGACCGGCGTGGACGGCGCAGGCGGCGCCTTCCCCCAGGACTTCGGAGCGGCAGTGGTCCGCACCGTGGTGCCCTTCTTCGCTGGCTGGGCGGTCACCAAGGCTGCTCAGTACGGCTTCGACATCGATGAGAGCCAGGTGACTGCAGCCGCTACGACCGTGGTCGGTTCGGCCTGGTACGTCGTGGCGCGCGTCCTTGAGCAGCGTTGGCCCAACGCTGGCTTCATGCTCGGCAGCCGCAAGCAGCCGACCTACAACAAGCCAGCCTGAGCATGGGCAAGTATCGCGCCACCCTCAACATGCCCGAGGCCAAGCGTGGCAAGGTCGCCGAGTTCCCCGACGACTCGCCACGCACTGCCGCCCTCGTTCGCGACGGCCACCTTGTCCCTGTTGATGTCCCAGCGGAAGCCATCAAGCGCTTCGAGGAGGACAGGACCCAGGCGAAGGTGCCAACAGAGAACTCGATCGATGCGGTGAAGGCCGCCCTTGAGGAGAGCCGTCGCCGCGCTGCCGAAGCCGCAGCAGAAGCGAAGGATGCCCCTGTCGCCGAGGCGGCCGTCAGCACTTCGATCACCACCGAGCCTGAGGGACTTGACGAGGAGGAGGACAAGCCTTCCTACAGCGGGTCGCGATCCCCCTCGTCCAAGAGCACGTCCACCACCAAGAAGTCGCCCTCTCGCTCCAAGGGCAGCCGTTCGAGGGGCGCCTGATGGGCTGTGGCTGCAACAAGATCAAGACCTACAGTCAGTCCAGCCCTCTGATCCTCGGCGAGCCTGACGGTGAGCCTGCGATCAACGTGCGCGCCACCGTGACGGTCATGGGCCTCAAGGCCAACTCCGAGTTCTGGGTCGCCGGAACGGGAGTCCCTCCCATGGTCGATGCTGGCTGGCTTGTAGCCATCTAGCCCCGTCACACCTAGCGAGTAGTCTCTCCCCCGTGAGCGACGAACCTGGGTTCCGTAGGACAGATCAGCGACCTCGGCGGGGCCAGCGTCCCGCAGCACCACGGCCCCAGAGGTACGAGCGTTCTGCTCCCGATGGACTCCCCCAGGCCCTCACCATGGCCGAGGTCGAGGAGCGCATCGTGCGCGCCGATGACGAGTTGGCCGAACTCACGTCCATCCACATGGACCTTGCTGACGCCGCCGCGAAGGCTGAGTCATCGTGGAAGCGCCACCGGGACACCGTGATCGTGCACACGGTGAAGAACGAGGAGCGCACCGCGGCCGACTACCGCGAGGCCCTGGCCCGCGACTCGATCGATCCCCTCACGACGCGCCCCGGTCATGAGTTGTACGAGGACTACAAGACCACCGAGGCCGCAGCAGACTCGTCGGCTCGCGCCATGCGCGCCATCGAGGCGCGCCTCAACGCCTTCCAGACGATCGCTGCCAACATCCGAAGGGCCTCATCATGATCGGGGTGTTCGACCTTGCTTGAGGGGCGCTATCACCCCCCGGTGTTCCAGTGCGCCGAGGTGCCCGATTCCGACTTGATCGGGATGGGTCGCTTCGTCCGCGAGTCGTTGATCCGCGATGGGTCCGCGGCCGTCACCTATCCGGCGGCGCTGCAGCCCATCACCGTGGTGTTCATGGCATCGAGCCGGTGCCCCATCACCTTCTTCGCCCCGGCTGACCTGCAGGACAGGATCGTGGTGGCTCCCGTCGGATTCAAGACCGCCACCTTCGACCGCTGGATGCTGCCGACAAGCGCAGAGGACTGCGCCCGGTCCTTTGGGTGCAACACCCATCTCGGGGCAGACCTAGCCAACCTGATGATCGCCGTGCAAGACAAGGAGTCCCACCATGCACATCGGTGATGAAGAACCAGATGTTCGCGCTGCCATCACGATGCTGAGGGCAATCAGCGAGCATCCCAGCAACTTCTCGTTCGGCGCCATTTCCTTGGCGACGCGCACTGCCGCCGACATGTTGACCCAACAGGTGCCCACCACCCCGATCGACCCCGACTCGCAGTGCGAGGGGCAACTGTCCATCCTTGACTCGACAGGGGCACCATGAACCAGCCCGCCAGCATCGCTCTCGCTGGCTACATCGGCCACCCCTCTGAGTTGGGTGTCCCCACTCGCTCGATGAAGCGAATCCAGCGCGCCATCTTCGATGCCGAGGGGCGCCATTCGCTGGTGGACAGGCTGATCAACTTCCAGGCCATCAAGACGGTCGCTGGCGACAACATCTCAGAGGTGCTGGTCGTCACCAAGCGGATCGATGGGCGTCCGGTCGAGGAGTCCATCTCGATCGTCTACCGCAATGGCCGCTTCAAGCGCGCCACCGCTCAATACGCGGATGGCAAGGTGGTCGAGCATACCCTCGGCGGCGCCATCAGTCGGATCGACAACCCCATCGCAGAAAGCACCTAACATGGCTCGCTCACGAACCCTCCGGCTCGACATCACCGAGAAGGTCTACGACAACCTTGAGGCCCACGCTGCGGTCGAGGATGCTGGTCTGCACCAGATCGCCCGGCGTGTCATCATCCAATGGTCCGATGAGCACCCAGCAGAACTTCCCGACCCCGATCCCGAAGGCGTGTGAACTCGCCGCGGGGTCGTGGCCAGACGGTTGCGATTGGTGCGGCAAGATCGTTCGCCCGCGACGGGTCCGGTGGTGCTCGGATTGGTGTGAGCACCAGTGGAAGGTCAACCACCATTGGCCCGTCGCCCGCAAGTTCACCCTGCGCCGCGACGGACACCGTTGCGTGAAGTGCAACTCCGGGGACGAGGTGGAGGTGAATCACATCCGCCCGCTGAGAGGGATGGGCTACAAGCCATCGTGCTGGCACCATCTCGACAACCTTGAGTCGCTGTGCTCTCAGTGCCATGATGCGGTCACCTTCGTCCAGCAGAGAGTGTGGTCAACATGACGGCTCCCCAGCCCTTCACCTATCGGGCGCGCGTGGACCGCGTGATCGATGGCGACACCCTGGTCATGCAGATCGATCTTGGCTTCCACATGACCGCCAAGGTGTCGGTCCGCCTGCTGGGGGTTGACACCCCCGAGTTGCGTGGCGGCACCGAGGAGTCCAAGCAGCGCGCTCGCGATGCCAAGTCGTTCGTCAGTTTGTGGTGCAACGAAGCGATGGCCCACGCGGTCCCCGCCGACGAGTGGCCCTTCGTCGTGACCACCGCCAAGGGCGACTCCTTCGGCCGCTGGCTTGGGCGTGTGTACGTTGTGCGTACAGGAGAGGAACTTAGCCAAGCGCTTCTTGACAATGGGCATGCCGTCCCGCTCTAGTCTGCAGCCGATCTCCGTCACACCTACCGGCTAGGGTGGGTTCTCCTATGAGCCTTGCTACCGACGCCACCGACACCGCCAAGGCGCTCGTGACGGCCTCTCTGATGGATGACCTCCCAGCCTGCAAGACCTTGATGCCACAGAGGCAGGATGAGGCCGTCCACCTGATGATCGCCCTCTCCAAGTTGAGTGCACGGATGGTGAAGTCGCTTGCCGAGGAGCGCGGTGAGGACCCCCTGCTCATGTGGCAGAAGGCAATGCTGAGCGTCGCTACCGAACCCTGCTGAGAAAGGAACACCATGGCCAAGGCCAAGTATCTGGCTTGGGTCGATCTTGAGACAACCGGCGTCAACGAGAGCGTTGACCCGATCCTCGAAGTCGGCCTCGTCGTCACCACCGCAGAGCCTCCCTTCGAGGAACTCGCCTTCTACGAGGCGGCCATCGATCCGAACCCGGCCCGGTTCCCCGATTGGCGCACCAGCATGAACTCCTACGTCACCGAGATGCACACCCGCAATGGGCTGCTTCTTGAGATCGCCGGGGGAAGCGCCAAGTCGGCCCAGAAGGTCGAGGCCGAGATGGTGGTTGTCCTCTCCGGCGTCGGCCGCGAGCACAACTTCATGCTCGCAGGCTCAGGCGTTGGCCACTTCGACCGTCGCTTCCTGCATGCCCAGATGCCCGAGTTCGAGGGTTGGCTGCAATACCCCAACCTTGATGTGGGCGTCATCCGCCGGGCCTTCGCTTTCGCTGGTCGATCCGACCTCGACGCGTTCGGGCAGACCTTCGAGTCGAAGGATGGCAAGCCTCACCGCGGGTTGGCCGATGTGCGTGACCACCTCAACGAGTTCCGCGCCTACTCCGACCTGTTCAACGAGATCCCCAGGGTCGGCGAGTGATGGCCGCGTCAGCGGATCACACCCCCGAACTCTCCCGAGAGGAGTGGAAGCAGCGGATGGTGGCCTTCTTGGAGTCGCGCCACTGCACCATGTTTGGTCGGTCGATGCCCTCCGCGGCGCCGGACGAACGCGAGGACACCGCCGAGTGGTACGCCGAGTTGATCGTGCGAGCGGGGTTGAAGGACTACGGGGACTGACCGATGCCGGTCATGGATGAAGCGGACCGGGAACCCCCCGAGGGGGCTATCGAAACCGCGCTCTGGTGCAACCACTGCATGTTGCCGTCCGCGTGCCGGTGGCCCGTGCAGGTGTACGCCGCTGGTTCCGGCCGTCCCATCGGCAACATGACCGTGGTGATCTGCGTTGACTGCGGCTCCCGACTCAGCGACGAGGGCGATCCCGTCGGGTAGTCCTGGCTACTGTAGAGACAGTTAGATACGATGGGCGCCATGTTGGTTGCCATCGTCCTCGGGTTCATCGTGCTCGGGCTTCTGGCCTTCATGGTGGGCGCCATCGCTCTCGGAGAACGCAATCGCGCCCTCGTGGCGAAGCAGGAGGGCCTGGACCCTGATGTCGGTGAATTGACCGACATCGACCTCTCTGGCAACGGCAGTCTCAGTCCCACCCCAGAGCGTTCTGCTGCCGAGTTCCGTGATGTGAGCCGGGGCCTCTCAGACGCCCTGAATGGCCGTGTGGCGCAATCCGGGTCCCAGGACACCGAGGACGCCTCAGAGGCGCCTCCTGTGGGCGCTGGGTGGGACCTCGTGACCTCTCCGATGACCGAGGTGCCGCCCCTCGGGTTCAATCCGCCGGAACCGGAAGCAGAACCGGAAGTGGACCCGGTGACCAGGCTGCAGCAGGAGGCGGCGGGCAGGCCCCCCGGCGAGTTCAAGAAGTGGAACAAGCAGTGAGTCACAAGATCCCCGACTCCCTCCTCCCCCTCGCCGCCCCGATCGGCGAGCCGCAGTTGCTTGAGGGCAACCCACGCGTGGGCGACATCGACGCCGTGGCCAAGTCTCTCAACCGCTTCGGCCAACGCAAGCCGATCATCGTCCAGCGGTCCAGCAAGCAGGTCATCGCGGGCAACCACACCCTGCAGGCGGCGCGCCGGTTGGGGTGGACCGAAATCGCCGTGTTGTGGACCGACGACGATGAGGCCACCGCCAAGGCGTTCGCCCTCGCTGACAACCGCACCGCCGAGTTGGGCACCTACGACGACGACGCCCTGGCGGCGATGATCGCCGACGTGCTCGAAGCCGACGAGGCGCTCCTTGAGGACGCGTCCTACACGATGGAGGATCTCGAAATCCTCTTGGGTGAGACGGCCGCTCCAACCGAGTTGGAGGAGGCAGGCTCCGAGGACGACGAGGGTCCTGGGGAGAACCCCTTGACGGACCTCAAGCGCAAGGAGGACGCTCCCAGGCGAGCCACCTTGTCGCTGATGGACCGCTTCATGGTGTCGCCGTTCACCGTCCTCAACGCTCGCGAGGGTTGGTGGCAGGACCGCAAGAACGCGTGGATCGGCCTTGGCCTCGAAGGCGAGTTGGGGCGCGATGACAAGCCCCGGACGTGGTACCTCGCCGCTCCCCAGCGTCACCACAACCCTGACCGTCCCTTCGTCGCCGAGGGCGCCGCCGAGGAGAGGAAGCGAGCCGAAGATGAGTGACACCGAGGTCGAGTCCAACGACTCTGAACTCCTCTACGGCGACGGCGCCACATCGATCTTCGACCCCGTGCTGTGCGAGATCGCCTACCGCTGGTTCTGTCCAGCCAAGGGCCTCGTGCTCGACCCCTTCGCTGGGGGGTCGGTGCGCGGCATCGTGGCCGCCAAGTTGGGGCGCCGCTACATCGGCATCGACGTGCGGGCCAATCAGATCGAGGCCAACTACCAGCAGTCCAAGGGCCTCCTCACCGACGGGTTGGGGATCATCCCCGACGTGCCTGAGGCCACCATGCCCGACGTGACGCCGGTCGAGTTCTTGGAGGACCGCGGCGTCTGGCTCAAGCGCGAGGACAAGTACGTCTACGCCGGGGTGCGTGGCGCCAAGGTTCGTACCTGCATGCACTTCATCGCCCAGGCCAAGGAGAAGGGCGTCGGAGTCGTGACCGCCGGTAGCCGCCTGTCGCCACAGGTGAACTTCGTCGCGCAGATCGCGTATGAGATGGGCGTGAAGTGTCGCGTCCACGTTCCGTCCGGTCCACTGACCCCGGAGTTGCTCGCCGCTCGGGCCGCTGGCGCCGCCATCACCCAACATGACTACGGCTACAACTCGGTCATCATCGCTCGCGCCCGAGAGGACGCCCAGGAGCGCGGCTGGATCGAGGTGCCCTACGGCATGGAGTCTCAGGAGGCCGTGGACTACACCAAGCCTCAGGTCGTCAACATCCCCGAGGACGCCAAGCGCCTCGTCAATGCGTGTGGGTCCGGCATGACCCTCGCTGGCATCCTGTGGGGTCTCAAGGAGCAGGGCATCGACATCCCGGTCACGGCCATCTGTGTCGGCCACGTCCCCGAGGAGCGCCTTGATCGCTGGGCACCTGAGGAGTGGCGCGACATGGTGGAGTTGGTCGATGAGGAGTCGGACTACCACGTCCCCGCCGTTCGCACCGACCTCGATGGAGTGGGGCTGGACCCGTACTACGAGGCGAAGTGCCTGCCCTATCTCCGTGAAGGTGACCTCTTGTGGGTCAGCGCCATCCGCCCCTCGGCCGTGCCGGTGATCGCCCCTGATCCCGTCTGGATCGAGGGCGACGGCATGGACGTGATGGACCTCACCGACGAGACGGCCGACATGATCTTCACCTGCCCGCCCTATGGCGACTTGGAGGTCTACTCCGACGATCCTCGCGATCTCTCCACCATGGAGTACCCGGACTTCATCGAGGCGTTCGGCAAGATCATGGCCAACTCAGCCAAGCGCCTCGCCGACGACCGCTTCGCCGTGGTCGTAGTCGGGGACTTCCGTGACAAGAAGGGCTTCTACTACGGCTTCCCCGCCGACACGGTGAAGATCATGGAGGCAGCCGGGCTGCGCCTCTACAACGAAGCGGTGTTGGTGACTCACGCCGCCAGCCTCCCGCTGCGCGCCGGGCGTCAGTTCGACGCCACGCGCAAGTTGGGCAAGACCCACCAGAACCTCCTCGTCTTTGTGAAGGGCGACCCGCGCAAGGCGACTCGGGCTTGCGGCCCTGTGATGGCGATGGACTCATCAGAAGGACCCGGCGAATGACCGATTCACTCCTTGATCGCATCACCAGGGTCAGCGTTGACCTGATCGAGCCATTCCCCGGCAACCCCCGCATCGGGGACGTGGCCGCCATCATGGAATCGCTGGTCGAGAACCAGCAGTTCGCCCCGATCGTGGTGCAGCAGTCCACCGGCTACATCATCTCGGGCAACCACACCTACCGAGCAGCCTGCGAACTCGGCTGGGGCGAGATCGATGTCGTGTACCTCGACGTGGACAACACCCAGGCGAAGCGCATCTTGCTCGCCGCCAACAAGATCGCTGATCGCGGCACCTACGACGAGCGACTCCTGGCCGACCTGCTTTCCGACATCTTGGACGAGAGCGACGCGCTTCTCGAAGGCACCGGCTACACCTCCGACGAAGTGGACGACCTTCTGGCCGCTGCCATCGACTTCGAGATCCCCGAGGAGGACTCGGGCGAAGGTGTCGGTCTCACTGCTGCGGTGCTCGACCGAATCATGCCTCCCGACGAGGACTACGACGACATCGAGGACGAGTCCGACGATCTCATCGAGGGGGCCAGCAATTCTTCAACCCCGGCCCCCACCACCGACACTGTTGGCATCGAGGCGGTCGAGTTCGTGATCTTCCGCTTCGGCGAGTTGCGCGCCAAGGTCCCGCGTCCAACCTACGAGCGGTTCATCAAGGGATGGCTCAAGCAGCACTCCGGCGACCTCGCTCTCGCGGGTATCGCTGCCGCCATCGAACTCGGGGTCGATGAGGACTCGGTGGAACCCGCTGTGGCCCAAGGGGCCGAACGCTGGCTCTAGTGTCATGCCTGTGCCGTAACATGGGTCCATGGATGAGGAGGGCTTGAGTCCCCAGGATGCTCACCGCATCGAGATCATGGAGGGAGTGATCGAGGCCGCTCTCAAGGGGGACATGGATGCCTTCGAGGCCCTCAACTCGGAATGGGAGCGTATCGACCCGCTCAACGAGGACGGCTACCACGTTCGCTTCGGCGAGTTCGGCTCCGCTGAGCAGTACCTAGAGACAGGCTTCTGCCACCACTGCCAACGTGGATGGCAGATCAGCGGCGTTCGGTTCGGCAAGGCCATCCCCGGCATGTCCCAGATGCTCCACATGCAGATCGAGTGTTCTGACTCCGACGACTGCAACTGCTGGGTTCAGCCCGACGAGGGAGTGGACGAGGAGCACCCCTTCGGTTGGGTCTGCTGCCAGCGTTGCGGGCGCGCCGAACCGATCTGCGAGTGCCTGGGTCCCATCACCTGCGGGCCGTGTGCTCTTGCCTGGAAGTCAGCCTCCAAGGGATAGCGTCACACCCCTGGGCTAACGTGTAGAACATGCTCGACTCCCGTCACAGGGTTGTGCTACTATACGTTCAGACGCGAAAGGAGGTGCACCAATGAGCCAGATGTCCATGGGATTCGACCGACACACCGCCCCCCCGGCGACCGCTGCACCACAGATCGCCCTGCGCCCCTATCAGGAGGAGGCGCTGGCGAACATCGCTGATGCCGCGAACCGCGGCGTCAGGCGCCAACTCGGCGTGGCGGCGACCGGCTTGGGCAAGACGATCATCTTCTCGTCCCTCGCCCAGCGCACGGACCGGCCGACCCTGGTGCTCGCTCATCGCGACGAGTTGATCACTCAGGCAGCCGACAAGATGCTGCAGGTCTGGCCCGGCGCCGACATCGGCGTGGTCAAGGCTGAGCGCAACGAGGTGGACCACCAAGTCGTGGTCGCCTCCGTGCAGACGCTCGCTCGGGCTTCTCGCCGAGAGCAGTTGCCCACCGACAAGTTCGGCCTCGTGGTCATCGATGAGGCACATCACGCCAAGGCCATCTCCTACCTCAACATCATCGAGTACCTGCGTGCCGGTGATGAGGACGGCCCCCTCCTCGTTGGAGTGACTGCCACGCCGGACCGCGGCGACGGTAAGGGTCTGAACGAGGTGTTCGATGAGATCACCTTCACCTACGACATGCTCTGGGGCATCCGCTCGGGCTACCTGTCGGACCTGCGAGGGATGCGCGTCACCCTCAACGCGGACTTCTCCAAGGTCAAGAAGGTCCGGGGCGATTACGACTCCGGGCAGTCCGGCCAGATGCTTCACGATGCTGATGCCCCGGCGATGATTGCTGACGCGTGGCTCAAGTACGCCAGCGACCGCAAGACCCTGGTGTTCACCCCGACGGTGGCAACGGCTCTTGAGGTCGAGGCCGAGATGGTCAAGCGTGGAGTTGCCGCTGCCATGGTGTCCGGCGAGACGCCACTCGATGAGCGCCGCGACATCCTGGCGCGCTACGCCGCTGGCGAGATCCGCGTGGTAGCGAACTGCGCCGTGCTCACCGAGGGGTTCGATGATCCCGACACCTCCTGCATCGTCGTGGCTCGCCCGACGCGCAGTCGGGCGCTCTACACCCAGATGATCGGGCGCGGCACGCGCCGCCACCCCGGCAAGACTGATTGCCTCGTCATGGACGTGGTTGGAGCATCGGCCGAGCACTCGCTCGTGACGGTCCCCTCCTTGTTCGGCATCAAGAAGGAGAACCCCTTCGAGAAGGGCGAGATGGCCGTGACCGCGGCCATGGACGAGCAGGTCGAGGACGAGATCAAGCGGGGCGAACTCAAGGCGGCCGAAGCCGACCTGTTCCGCAAGGTCCTTGAGTCCCCGATGGCGTGGATCACCTACAACAACGCCCTGGCCCAGACCTGCTACCAGATCAGCCTGGGGGACCGCGAGAAGGGCAACGTCGTCATCGAGCCGATCCCGGTCGATCTCGCCGACGAGAATCCCGGCCCTCGCCACCACCGCGTTTACCTGCAGTGGGAGGACGGATACGTCCCCCAGGAGTCCGGCATCGAGATCCGATCGGATGGGTCGGGGTTTCGCACCCTCATCGCCAACGTGGACCTTGAGATGGCTCAGGGCGTGGGTGAGGACTTCGTTCGCAAGAACGGCGCCGCTGCCCTGACGGACCGCAACGCCGCATGGCGTCAGCGCCCGCCGACTGAGAAGCAGATCGGTGCCGCCGAGAAGTGGCGCATGCAGATCGACCCAGAGTGGACCGCGGGCGAGTTGAGCGACGCCCTGTCCGCCCACATCGCTGGCAAGAAGGCTCGCTCACGCAACCGGCCCGCTTGGGCTGCCAAGAAGGGACGCAAGTCATGAAGTTCACCGCTGATGCCTCAGCCATCAAGAAGGCCCTCGACCTCATCCGCCCCGGAGATCCGGCCCGTCACGCGCTCCCGCATGACGGCGGCGTGCAGATCGAGGCTCGCGGCAAGAGCGTGGTGGTGCTATCTACCTGCGGCACCTACCAGGGTCGCTGGGAGTCCATCCGGGTCCCAGGCCAAGAGGTCGCCGCCGTCGGCACTGTCGTGCTCCCGTTCGGTCGCTTCAAGCGACTGATGGGGGCCATGAAGGACGAGTCGGTTGAGTTCGACGTGGACGAGAACCACGTCACCATGACCTCGGGCAAGACGGTCGTGACCATCAAGCCGTCCACTGCCGATCGCATGCCCGCCACCCCCATGAAGGGGGCAAGTGCCGTCCAGATCCAACTGCATGGCGGGGCCTTGGCCGAAGCCCTGAGGTTCTCATCTCGCGATGAGAGCCGCCCCGTCCTCAACACCGTGTTCTACGACGGTGGCTCCTACGTCTCCACGGACTCCTACCGACTCTCGGTGGTGGATGTTCCCGAGCACGCCTGGGATGGGGAGTTCATGATCCCACGCAACGCTGCCGAGGCGATGGGGCGCCTGGGTGACCCGAAGTTCTTCACCGCCTGGACCGACCAGACCCACATGTGGGCGGACCACGGTGATGCTCAGGTGGTGACCAGGCTGCGCGAGGGGCAGTTCCCCGGCTACAAGCAACTGATCCCAGAGGGAGGACGCGGCGCAGCGAAGATCACCGAGGAGTTGCGCGACGCCGCTCTCAAGATCCACCGGCTGGCTACTGCCGTTGGGCACGGGTGGGAGTGGGGGACACCCGTCAAGATCACTCAGGCGGATTCCACCAGCGTGGTGCTCACGATCGCCAACGACGAGAACGTCATCGAGATCAAGGCCCTTGGCCAGATCGGCCACACCGTCGGCTTCAACCCGAAGTACCTCGCGGACTTCTTCACCGGCACCAACGTGGACTCGATGTTCGGCCAGGACTCCCTCAAGCCTTGGGGCTTGGAGGAGGCCGCCGACTACTGCTCCGGCGCCAAGCGGATGCGCCTGCTGATGCCGGTGCGGACCTCCTGACGAGAGCGCTCGACATCGCAAGTCGTAGACAGCGCGCCAGCGCTACGCTCGGTACATGTCGGCATGCCTGAGGTGTGACGGCTGCGGCAAGGCTGTGGCCGAGCATGAGGATGACTTCAAGACGTGGTGGCGCCTGACGCGCTACGGCGCCGATTGGATCGAGGAGCCTGGCGCTCCGATGGGTCCGGTGCCCATCTTGTCGATGCACTCGGTGTTCATGACCCCGATGGGCATGGTCGAGATGGACTCGATGCCCGACTTCGAGGACGATGAGGACGACGAGATCGAGTTCGACTCCGAGCCATCGATGGCCGTAGTCCACTTCTGCTCGTCGCGGTGCTTGGCCCAATGGGCCGGACAGGCGGCAGCGCTGGAACCGTGAAGGGCAAGCCCCCACGGCGCAGGCGATGCTGCGCTCCTGGCCAGAGTCTCCGCAAGGGGCGGAGATCGGGGCATCGTCATGACAACCGCCATGACAAGCAACCCCGACCCACGCGCCCCCAGAAGAAGGACTAGGCGTCCTCCACGAACCGGAACATGTGCAGCGAGTAGCGCTGGACGCCCTCGTCGTTGCTTCGCTTGAGGCGGTGCCCGTTGAACTGCTTGAGGTCGCTCTCGCGGAATCCCCAGCCGTCCACCTCGAACTCGGAAGCGGCTTCACGAACCTTGACCATGAAGGCGTCGCCCCAATTGGTGTCGTCCAGGGGGAGAACGATCTCGATGGTCTTGTTCTCGTGGCGCATCCCGACGTACTCCATCCCGCGGAACGTCGGGATCAGCCCGGCGGCATCAGAGCCGCACGAGACGACCGTGGCGTACTGCTCGGGGGTGAGTTCCACGCTGAGGAACAGAACGCCCGACTTCTCGTCGGAGACGTGCAACTCGAAGGAGTCGTAGGGTTCGGCGTTGGAGTGGACTCGCGCGATGCGAACCCTCACGGTTGTGTCGATCTGGCTCTTGGTCATGGTGGTGCCCCTTTCGTCGGCGTCTATCTTGTTCTACAGTAGACCCTACCATGTGGGTATGACGCCATATTGTCCACATGGGGTAAGATGGCGGCATGAGTAACGGTGGCGCACCTTCCAAGTTCAACGAGGACCGCGCCGACAAGTTGTTGCAGGCCGTGCGCGGCGGCAACTACTTGGAGACGGCAGCACGCTACGCGGGCATCTCCTATCCCACGCTGCGTCGCTGGATTCTCAAGGCCGACGACCCCAGCGCTCCGCCCGAGTACGTCGAGTTCAAGGAAGCCTTGGAGAAGGCCCGAGCCGACGCCGAGGTGGCGTCGCTGGCCAAGATCCAGAAGGCAGCCGGAGAGGGCGCCTGGCAGGCGGCCGCCTGGTACTTGGAGCGCTCCTGGCCCGAGCGGTGGGGGCGTCGGGACACCAACCGCGTCGAGTTGGTCGGCGAGGGTGGCGGCCCTGTCAAGGTCGTTGCTGGCATCGAGTTGGACAACGCGTCGATGACTGCCCTTGCTCAGCGTCTCGCCAGCCGCCATGCTGAGGACGAGCGCGAGATCGAGGAGGCTCAGATCATCGAGGAGTACCGCACCGAGTTGGAGTCAGGAGAGCCAACCGCTGTTCCTGACGACATCTCCGGGCTGGACGACCTGGGTGACGACGACCCGTGGCAGGATCGAACCTGATGCCGGGCGGAGCGGGGAAGGCCAAGCGGTCTTGCCCGATGTGCAAGCCCTACAAGTTCGCGGGCAACAGCAAGGAACGGCGTTCGTTTTCTGAACGCCGCCGCCTTGGCCAATCGAGGCGTTTCTCCAAGAAGGTGCAGGCCCATGAGCGGGACTGAGGGCGAGTCAGACTTCGTAGTCATCCCACCTGACCTGCTGGACAAGGCCAGCCCTGAGGAGCGCGAGGCGTACTTCCAGTACCTCCTCGGCCACGTCATCGAGGCCGATGAGTGGGAGCCGTGGATCAGGATGCTGTTCCCATCGACGGCCGACCGGCCGTTCTCCGAGGGCCATCAGAAGTTCTGGGAGTGGGTCTGGGAAGTCGAACCGGGCAAGCGTCCGAAGCCTTGGGTGTCGATCTGGCCTCGTGGCCACGGCAAGTCCACCTCATCGGAGTTGGCCGTGGTCGTGCTCGCCGCCCGCCGCAAGCGCCGCTACGGGATCTACGTCTCTGAGACGCAGGACCAAGCCGATGACCATGTTGCCAACGTCGCCGCCATGCTGGAAGCCGACTCGATCGAGATGGCCTATCCCGACCTCGGCGAGCGCCTCATGGGCAAGTTCGGAACCTCCAAGGGTTGGAGGCGCAACCGCATCCGCACCAAGACGGGGTTCACCCTCGACGCCATGGGCCTCGACTCAGCCGCTCGTGGTGTCAAGTTGGAGGACCAGCGCCCCGACTTCATGGTCTTTGACGACATCGACGGTGAGTTGGATACCGATGAGCGCGTCGAGAAGAAGGTCAAGACGATCACGCGCAAGTTGCTCCCGGCCGGTGCCCAGGACTGCGCCATCTTGATGGTCCAGAACCTCGTGCACGACAACTCGATCTTCGCTCGCCTCGCCGACGGGCGTGCCGATTTCCTGCGCGACCGCATCGTGAGCGGGCCGATCCCGGCCATCTGGGATCTTGAGTATGAGGAGCGCGACGCCAAGTTCGTCATCACGGGCGGCACTCCATCGTGGCCCGAGGGCTTCCCTGTCGATTCCTGCCAACTGCTGATGAATGACATCGGCTTGTCAGCCTTCCTTGCGGAGTGCCAGCACGAGACGAGGCCCGCCGAGGGCGACATCTTCACCCACCTCACCTTCGCTCACGTCAGCCATGATGAGGTCCCCGCCCTGCGTCGCGCCGTCGTGTGGGTTGACCCCGCCGTCACCACCACCGACGCCTCGGACTCGATGGGCATTCAGGTAGATGGCCTCGGGGTGGACGACAAGATTTACCGCCTGTTCTCGTGGGAGAACCGCTCCACGCCGTACCGGGCCATCGCCCTCGCCATCGAGAAGGCGCTTGAGTACGGAGCCGAAACCGTGGGGGTCGAGACGAACCAGGGTGGTGACCTGTGGCGCGTGGTGTACGACCAGGCATGCGAGGACATCCGGCGCGAGCGCGGCGATCTCCACATGAAGATGCCTCGCTACCGCCAGGAGAAGGCGACGGCTGATCTCGGCTCGAAGATCACCCGAGCGGAGCGCATGCTGGTGGACTACGAGCGCGGCTTGTTCGTGCACGTCGAGGGCACCCACCACGCCTTGGAGTTGTCCTTGCGCCGCTTCCCGAAGGTCAAGCCCTTCGACCTCGTGGACGCCGCCTATTGGTCGTGGGCCTACTTGGCTGGACCGCTTCACCGCCGCAAGGCCAAGGTGAGGTCCTCGTCCAAGAAGTACCTCGGGCAAGGCATGGGCATCGCCAACGCCCCCTCGATCGGCTCCTACAACTAGGGCAATCCACCCGAGGGGCGCTTGTGCGCCAACTCCTCGCGGCACTCCTTGCACACCCCGGTGTAGATCCCATTCGGGAGGACGAAGGCCATCTTGTGCAGGGGCCGCTCACAGCGGATGCACTCGATGCAGTCCTCGATCTTGGTGGTGTAGTGAAGCGGGTTCTTCTTCACGCGGATGGCGTGACGAGGCCCAAGCCAGCGATCTCCCATGGGGGCATCCTACTCGATCACCGTGACACTCTATTATGTGGCGCCCCGCGAGAAAGGCCGGGGCGAACCCCGGCCCATCTCGTTCCCCCCGAGTGCCGCCGCACTCAGATCAAGTGACCTGCGCCGTCCAAGCCTTGGTCCACGTCGTGGGGCCGACGATGCCGTCAACAGCCAGACGCTTCTCCTGCTGGAACTTGAGGCACACGCCTCGGCTCTGCTCGCCGAAGTAGCCATCCACGTCGATGGGCCAGCCGCGGTTCTTCATCTGCTGCTGCCACTGACGAACGTCGGCGCCGTTCATGATGGGCGACTGCACCATCAGGTAGCGACCGGGCCAAGCCGGAGCCGCTGGCGGACGTGGCGTCGGGGTGGGAGCGGGGCCACCGCCGGAGCCTCCGAGGCTGGGCTTCCAGTTCTCGCGCTCGGCGGCGCTCATCGAACTGAGAGTTGCTGGGCCGACGAGGCCGTCAACCAAGAGGCCGCGACCCTGCTGGAACCAACGGGTGATCCCGTCGGTCAGTGAGCCGAAGTCGCCGTCCGCTGCGATCCAGTAGCCACGCCCAGCGAGGCGCGCCTGCCAATCGTGAACGTCCTGACCGATGTCGCCCTTGCCGAGCACGCGGGCAGAAGGAGGAGCGGGGGGAGGACCGGGAGGAGGGGGCGTTGGGGGAGCACCACCGAGGCTCGCCTTGGCGTGCTCGATGACGCGGCCCATGTTGATCTTGCCGCCATCCCAATGGTCGTTCTCGGGAACGTGCTGGTGCCAGCAGGCGCCGTCGAAGCCGTTCCATGCGCCGTAGGAGAGACGCTGGGGAGCGTTGGGCCGAGCGATGAAGCCGTCCTCGGGTCCGACGGTGGCCGGATGGTTGTCGAGGTTGAGGGCGCTGAGTTCACGCTGCACGTCAGCGATGTGCTCGCCGATGAACCGGAGCCACTCGTCGGGCCAATTCGGCGTCTCCGCGGCACGGCCGCAGATTTCGGTCTGGATGGCATGAGCGCGGTTCGTCTCGACACCGCCGCTCATGTTCTTGAGAGCGGCCGAGGACCAATCCGTCGGGATGAACTGCACCTTGCGCCCGTTGGCCGGGTCGATGCAGAAGTGCGGGGTGGAGCACGGACGACCCTGGAACAAGGAGATCACGCCGTTGATCGAGCCAGGGTTCGACTCGGTGGTGTGTCCGACCCAGCGCCACGGCGTTCCGCCGACGTAGGTCCCAGGTCCGGTACAGCCGAGGATCTCGACTCGTTCATAGCCAGGCAGCCAACCCATAGGTCACTCTCCAAGAGGGTCTTGCGAATGAGGAACAGAGTACCCCACCCGATCGCTGCCGTCTAGGATCGACACCTATCCGGGGAGCGGGACGCTCGCCGCTCGCTTCACCCGGTAGCGCCAGAGGCCACCTTCGAGCCGCTCCGACTCAACCGAGAAGGAGCCGAACTTGCTCTTGCGGAGATCCCTGATCCGGGCGGACACCGCCGCCTCAGTGTCCCCGCCTCCCGTGAGGTTCCGAACCGCCTGGGTGAGTTCCGACAAGGTGAACCACTCATTGGGACGCCACTCCACCATGGCTTCGTACACGGCAAGCATCTGACCGTTGAGGCGCGACTTGTCGAACGGCTCCTCATAGGTATCGCCGTCGTGGTCCGGCATCGGGTCGCTGGTCCTGGCGGCCTCGCTGAGTTCTTCCAGCAAGGTCTTGATGTTCTGATTCCCAGCCAGGGCGAGACGCTCAGGGTCGTTCTCCGCCAGGTAGGCCACCAGGCGACGATTGGCCGCCACGATGTCCTCCAAGATGTCGGTCCGGCGCCGAGCCATCAGTTGGCTCCGCTTCCCTTGACCCGCTTCATGATGTCGATGCACTCGGGGCAGATGGGATAGCGACTCGGGTCCCGGTTCGGAACCCACACCTTCCCGCACAGCGCTTGGATCGGGACGCCCTCGATGTAGGCGCGAGCCTGGTCGTCCTTGCGGACGTAGTGGGCGAAACGATCGTGGTCGCCCTCCTCCATCTCGGGGTCGCTAGTGCGGATGTCTGGCTCGATGGCAGTCATGGTCACTCCCTGGTGGCAGTGGGGGGAGTTACCCCCCCACCGCCTGTGGCTGGGACAGCCCCTCAGGCTTGGCCTGTCGGGTGAAGCCCATGCGCTCAACAGCCACATGCCCAGGTGGCGTGTAGCCAGGGTCGGTGATGATCTCCTCGTAGACCTGACCGTCGGGGGTCATCATGAACGGGAACTCCTCGCGGTTGGCGCCGCCGGTCCGCCAGGTCAGGTTGCGAACCGGGCGCCCCTTGATCCACGCGTTCCACGCCTTGACGGCGACCGCCGCGTACTCCTCGCGGCCGCGCTTGCCCTTCGATGAGGAAGCGTTGAGGAGCCAGCGCCGAAGCACGTTGATCGGATCATCCTCAGCGAGATTGGCGCCGCTCTTGACGTGCTGGATGAACTCAGCCGCATCGATCGGACTGATCCGACGGATACGCATGAGGAACGGACCACCAACCGAAATGGGGAGCCGAAGGGGCTTGGAGGCGACGGGCTGCCACCCCTTGATGGCGTCGCGGATGTCGGGGTTGGCTTCCAGCCACACGAGCCGCTCGGCGTTGGAGTGCTGCTTGCCGCGATGAGCGGGAGTGCCAGCGGTGTCCCAGCACAGGCCCGTTTCGCAAGCAGATGCGAGCGAGGAGACGGACACCTCGCCACGCCAGCGGAGGATGTCGGAGAAGGTCCGCCGCGCTCCGGTGTCCATGGCGATCTGCGTCTCAGACAGAAGGCCGCTGGTCACGATGGTGTCGAAGGGCATCCCGGCCTGGATGCAGGCGAGCAGGCGATGCTGTCCATCGAGCAGGTCCCCCGTGGCACTGATCTTGATGGCTTCGCCGTTGACCACCCACGAGCCGCCCTCCATGTCTCGGACGTACTTGTCCACCACCGCGTTCCGCACCTTGCGGTTGTTGGTGTTGGTCCGCAGGATGGCCTCGGCCTCTTGCGGAGTGATGGTCCGTACCTCGCTCTTGATCTCCATGATCACTCCTTGTCGAGTTAGGTAAACAGTGTACCAGGGGGGTGTGACACCCTTCCTGGCTGATCAGTCCCAGAGGCCGCCGAACCACTCGCCGTAGAGGGGCAGCATGGCCTTGAAGTGTTCGCGCCCGCTCTCATCGAAGTCCTCGATCTCGCTGAGCGCCCCGCGCCAGCCCTCCTCGAAGTAGGCCAGCATGGCGCACCAGCGCTCGAAGCCGTCGTTGGGGCCGCCCTCGAAACCGATCTGGGCGTCGATCGCCTGGATCTCAGGCCAACGCCTGGCGCGATCGTCGTCGGTGAGCCACGCCTCCTCGTCTCCACGGGTCAGTCCCGTGGGGTAGCCGTGAGCGACGCGGCGCAACTCGGCGAGCATCTCAATGTTGACGCGAGCGATGTGCCCGTCCATGCCCCACAGGTCGTAGTCAGACCAGCCGCGCCGACCGCGCTGGACGAACCACCGGACCTCACGAGGGAACCGCCGCACGGGCTGCGCGATCTTCCAGCGGAACTGCATGTACGCCTTCTTCCAGATCGGCCACGCCTCGCGCTCGGCCTGGACGCGCTCCATGATGGAGTCGAGGCGCTGGCCCACCGGGATGTAGTTGTCGTCGCTCATTGGGGCACAGTACCAGAGGGGTGTGACACTACCGAAGGCTGCGGTCAGCGAACTGACCCACGACCTTGGCGACTTCGCCCCACCCGTGGACCCGGAAGCCCTGATCGAGCACCCCGCGGTTCCATGGCCGGTCGTAGAGGAAGCACGGGACGCCGACATCGAGGAAGGCTCGGAAGTTGTCCTCGTAGTCGTCCACCATCAGGTCGGGCCGGATGATCGTCTTGTGGGCCGAGAACACCAGCGAGTCGAACGGGACGCGGTGCTCCTCCAACCACTCCGAGGTGTTGTGGTGGCTCCGGGTGCCGAAGGATCGATTGGTGATGATGTGGATGCGGTGGCCGTCGTCGCGGAACTTCTGCAACGTCTCCACGGTGCCCTCGAAGGGTTCGCCGTGGCCGAACACCACTCCGGCATCCACGCCGTTGGCGCAGGCGGCCAGGAAGTCCTCGGTCGTCATCCCCCAACAGTCCCGGTAGAACTCCCAGGTGGTGTTCGGATCATCCGCTCCCCCGCCTGGAAGGTCAGCGGGGTCGTAGCCCTCGTGGGTGACGAGGTAGTGGCGCAGCGACTCAGTGAAGTCGTAGCACACGCCGTCCAGATCCATGCCGATGTCAAGCGTCCTCATCGAACTCGTCCTCCTCGTCGTGCCTGAATGCGAAGCCCGCCAGGGTGCTCATGGACCTAGCCCAAGAAGGGCACTCGCAACCAAGGCGATCCTCATGATCGCAATTGGAGGCCCGGACGACATCCCTGCCGACCTTCATGAGATCCCTGTGCGTGTCGGCCAGCAACATGGTGCGGTCAGACAAACACAGGGTGTCAGGCTCGGGGATGCCAGCGGCGGTCAGAATGTCATGGGAGCGATCGAGGTCGGCCTGCATGGGCGCCGCGGCCAGGTCGGAGAACCACTCGGGGTGGGCGTCATGGATGTAGTCCGAGAGGGTGGTGGCCAACTCGGTGGCGTTCTCGGGGACATCCTCGCCCCTCATAACCCCGGTCGCCAGCGCCCACTTGATCATCTGGGTCAACTCGTCGTGCTTCACTCCTCGTACTCCTCGGGAGGGACCCAAGATGCCAAGTCGCTCATGTGCTCGGCGAGGTTGATGAGGTGGTGGGCCTGAGCCAGCGGGTCCTTGGCGTTGGTGAAGCACTCCCAGGCCCGCACGACCGACTCCGCCGCATCGCCCGCCTCGGGATCGATGAGGGTGTCGTGGCCGTCGATGTGCTGCAGGGTGAACTCGCCCGTAGTGGAGAACGACACTCCCACCGTGGAGAGGGCCTGGCGCACCATGTTGAGCGAACCGAGCCGGAAGTCATCCTCCTCGGGACTCCGAGCGTCCTTCATCTGCATCTTGAGGGTGGTGAGGGGCCGTTCGTTGCTGGCGCGCAACACGGCGCGGTCGCCAGCGGAGTTCTCCACCACCACCGTGATCTTCGTGATCTCCGGCAGTGGTTCATCCACGGCGCTCATGCGGGCACCACCACGTCGTCCTCGATCCCGACCCCGAGACTGTCCGCCAAGGCGGTGATCCAATCGCGGCGACCCTGGGTGCGCTCGGTCGCCTCGGCGCGGCTCCTGGTGTGGTACTCGATGTCGCGCTCGGCCATGGCG